TGCTTAAGCGTTAGGGCTACAGTTGTACCCCAGGCAGCTTGCAAAGTTGCGTTTACGTTTGCTGCAGCTGTATCGCTTAAAAAGTCTAGAGTGATAGTGCTAGCTTCTAGACCCTTAACAAACTTGTGAGCTGTATCGCCCATAGCTGTAACTTCTAGCTCATCAAAGGCACGGTTAATAGTTGCGCTTGTTACGTGGTCTGTTAGGGCTACCGAATTAAGGGTAACCTGTACGGTATTGGATAGATAAATCGCCATTGGGCTATTCTCCTGTTGTCTCGGTAGGTGTGTCTTTTGTCTTTGTCTCTTTAACCTCTACTGGCAGCTCTTGGCCAATTTTGATTAAAAACGCTTTTTCTTCATCTGTAAGTGCCATTAGTTAGCTCCAGCTCGTTAGTATGCTTATTTGTAAATCTGCCGTTAGATAGTCACCTGCGGCAACACTTAATACGCTTGGCGCGCTCACGCTAGTAACATTAAATACAATTGCGCTATTAGCTAGTTTAGTAAACACAGCTACTATTGTGTCCTCTATGCCAATTAGGTTAGAGGCATTATCAAACATAGGCACGGTCATAATAATCTTAAAGTTAGCCATAGGCGAGATAGTTGCCTGAGAGTTATTGCTTGGCGTGATATATGGATCTGCAGGGGCAACCACCACGCTGCTACTTTGCATTGTGCTGGGCGGGTAGTTAAATACCGTCCATACGCCAGGATTAGCCAAGGCGGCAGCTATTGTGCTGCGTAAGGTAGTTATAGCTGCAGGCATTAGCCGACCATACCCGCAGGTGAAAGATACGGGGCCAAGAGGCCGCGCACGGATGCCATAAGAGTATTGGACATCTTAAAAGGGCTAGGGCTGTAGCCGTCTAGGCTAGTTCCACCGTTTTGTGTACTAAACCGTGAAGTCCAGATATTTTCAGCTAGCATCAAAGCTGCAGCGTTTATAGCTGGGGTATTGGCGTAGGTAGCCGTTTTTGTATCGTCACCTGTCATAGTGCCATAAGGCAGTACGCGCCTAAAGTTTTGATCTGCCGCTACTTTTACATATTGAATAAAGCTATAGCCTTGTGGGAATTGCCAATAGTTAAGCTGCATATTAAATGCAGGCAAGATATTAGCTGTGCCTGTGCTAAAGGGAATTGTGCCCGTGATTGTGTAAGTACCGTTAAAGGTTGAACCAGCCCCAGCAATAGTTACTGATTGGCCCGTAGTAAAGATGCCAGGGTTGGCAACCATAACGGTAGCGACATTAGACACCAACGCGGTACCGACTACGGGTGCGCTGTCAAACCATAAAAAGCCGTTTATTAGATCTTGTGCAGCTTGGCAGGTGTCCTCTATCCACGTATAAGAGTCATAAAGGGTGCCCACGCCTAAACTCGCTTTGAGAGTTGCGGCGGTAACGTAAGTTGCTGGCACTTTTATACTCCTATCTTACTTAGGTTTGGTAAGCCTCAAAGGGCTAAGAGGCCTACCAAACTATTAGTGGGTTTTTATTATGTGAGGTTAAAGCGGCGGATACCACCAGCGATATTAACCATAGTGGCCATATAACCGTAGATAGCGATTTGTACCTGAAGATTAGATACAACGTTAACTGACATATAAGCAGTTGGTGACTCAAAAACTGTGAACGCTTCAGGCGCAATAATAAACGCTGACTCGTCAATAGTTGTTGAAACAACGTTACGGTCAACAAATAGGTCTAAGCCCATAACGTTGCCCTTAGCGCTAGTAGTTGCAGCGTTGCCGCCGTTATTCATTGGGTTAGCCGCTGAATAAATTGGGCGCCCAGTTGAATCTGTAGCACCAAGTAGCAAGCTCCATTGTGAGCTTCCTGCTAGGTAATTCTTAGCAAAGTAGCTTGAGTTTGTGTAAGCAAGTGGTGCCTCTGTTGAGATGTATGAAATGATGCCAGCTGATGTAGCTGCTACAGCTGTAGCTTGTGTACCGCCAGCTGTAAGAGCTGCAATTACTGCAGCATCGGTTACCTTGAGATAGTTATTTGTTAACTCGTTAGTAATGGCATCATAAAAGCCAGGGTCAGACCTCTCAAGTAGCTCAATCGAGAGCGTCTGCATTCCACTGTACTTGGAGATACTTGAAGTCAAATATTCTGAGACAGCATCGGTATTAGATACTGCTCCACCTTCAGCTTCAACTGTTACCGTTGGGTAAGTTGTAAACTTAGGACGGTTGATAGTCATACCGCTAGCTGGCACGGTTTGGCGGTCAACGCACTCAAAAGCTGGACGGCCAAAATTACCCTGTGTGGATACGATTGACTGTAAATATTGAGTAGGTGTAAAACCTAAGCCAGCGCTTGAGAAATCATCGGCTGCAGTAACAAAAAGGCGTGATTCTTCATCGCCTAGTGATGCTTTTACTTTACGTGCTGTGTACGCGCCCATAGACGTAATATCGTGGCGTACTCTTTGTGAGTTTAATGCACTTGGCATAATGATTTTACGAGCTGCCTCTACTGTAGGTGCAGCCTGCTCTAAGGCATCTGTTGCCTCAGGTGCGTTTTCTTCGGGGGCTGTAGTCACAGCGGCCTCGCTTTCTGTTTCGGTTTCGGTTTCGGTTGTTGTTGAGTTTATTACTGTGTTAGTTGTTGTAACTTTAGTTGATGCTGCTTCTACTGGCGTTACTGGCATATCGCCTACAGCTGCAGCAATAGTTTGCACCGCAGCGCTAGAAAATGCGGCGCTCTCGACAAGTGACACCTCGCGTAAGGTGGCAGCGGTGACCAGGAGGTAGTTATCTTTAGGCTCTGATGCGGTAACTTCCACACCAACGGATAGGCCATCCATTAACGCTTCCTGGGCTAGCAAAATTGCATCATTACCACGTGAGCTAGAGCTAATCTTAAAACTAGCGTATAAACCATCGCTTGCGCTGTTGATGCTTTTCATTCGTCCTACAGGTTTGGAATTATCGTGAGACATTAAAAGTTTTATTTTATCGGGATTCTCTGCGCTTATTGAATTAGGCGCAAATACAACGCGGCCTGCACTTGTGTTACCTACTTCGCCATAGGGCGCAATTTTGCCAGCGATAATGCGGCGCTCTCCACTATCTACAGCTTGTACTACTCCACTAAACGTTAAGATCACGGATTTCGTTCCCTTCATTAAGGCCACTAGGGCTTAGCTGTTCCATACTTTGCGCTTGCTCTAAATCAATTAAACCTAAATTAAGCATTTTCTCTATAGCATCTAAACGCGCTGCAGTATCGGCACGTAAAAACGTTTCATCTAACGCAAAACGCACAACATTATTATGCGCCGTAATATCATCCATAGATAGACGGTTTTCAATAGCGCTAATAAACGGCTGTAATGAATATGCTACAAACTCCTTGCGCCCGTCCAAGATATTTTGGTAAGTCATTGAGTTATTCATATCTGCACTAATTAAATAGCTAGGGCAATTCATTAAACGGCTGCATTCCGTGGCTAAATACTGGGACGATTCCGTGTAGGTCATATCTTTAGGTGAAAAGCCAACCTGTTGGTAATCTAAAGTGCTAGTGAGATAAGCCGTTGACCTGCTAGCTCTAGCGGCCTTCCAAGCTGCTAGCAAACCGCTAATCTGTGCCTCAGGTAAATCTGCACCGCTGTTTTTAATAAAGCCAGTTGGCATAGGTGTAGCAGCTGCAACAGCTGCGGCTTTTTGTACATCTATTGCGCTTTGTATTGTGCGAGCGCCTGTCTCTAATACGCCAGGTAACAAAGATTGAAAAGTAACCAGTGATCCAATACCCGCCATAGGACAACGCTCACCATTAACAGAATAATACTCGACCTCATCGCCATACTTGTTAGTTGTAACAGTTACGCGAGTATTAGCTACCCACTCAAAACCACTAGGGCGCCCGTCATCGGCGTACAAAGATGTAACGCGCCAATATGCAACGCCGTAAAATAGTAATGAGTCAACGGTATAAGCAATAGTTACGCTACGTGGCTGGCGCATATCGGGTTGGTCAAGCCATAGTGGGCTTTCCATTTTTGCACCTGTAGATTTTTTGTATAGCTCTAAATCAATACTTGATATAACGCCTGCAATTAAATTACGGCAACGAGATACAGCTGGCACTTGCAAAGCTGTAAAGCGATCCATAAACGGGGCGCCGTTGCCAGTTGCATATAGGCCGCCATAGCTATAAACGCCTACGCCGTAACCCTGCGACATAACGGCAGGGGCTAACTGGGCTGTGACATCTTTTTTAGTAATACCTAAAGTTTGCAATAGACCCATAGGGCGGATTATAGGTTATCCACAGGTGTAAAGTTATACACACCCTCGGCGTGTCTAAACGTAAACTTTAGCCTCAGATACGGGCT